TGTTCAGCCCAACCGTACATACCAGCGCGTTTCTGTCTGTGAAGAGTATCATCTTCAAAGATCTGAACTTCCTGACGTACAGGCATTACAAAGCTATCGTTGCTTGAAAGATCAAGACCAACTACGATTTCTTTCTTAGATCCCGGCAATGAACCGCTAAGATCGTTTTCGTAGTAAAGTTCGTATTCTTGACCTTCTCCGAGTTCATCAATGTCATGTAGATTTACTTGGAAGATACGGCTCAAGAGTCCACCTTCACGAGTAATTAATTCACGACGTGTGATGTCATCGACTTCATCAACACCCCAGTTACGAATGTCTTCAAGACCTTCAGGACTGAGATAAAGATCGGTCATTTGGCCACGATTAACAGAAGAACTGTTACCGCCACCGTTACGTCTCATGATGGTCTTCATAAGAGAAACAAGTCTCTTGCTGAAGTAACCAGCAGTAGCATCAGCATCATATACTAAGATATTTCTGTCAACACCAGCACTCAAAATAGTGTGCCATCCGTCGTCATTCATTTTCTTAGTGAATTGACCCTGAAGTACGTCCATAGCGCGACCTACAACGTCCCAACGAGCGTCACGAGCATACTTCAACAAGAAGTCGATAGATGCACCAACGTCATAAGTTGGAACCATTACGTAGTCACCCTCAACGTGTCGTTCAGGAATTCTACCATGGTTAGGGATGGTATAGGCTACGAAATCGCTTTCTGTGCCGGGTGCAAGAAAGTCCAGAGGAAATTCTGCGCTAGCTCCGGGAGCAAGACGGACGGCTTCGTAGACACCATCAAGGATATCGCCACTCATAACTCCTTTACGAAGAGGAATCTCAAGAGCTTTAGCAAGTTCTGCAGTTGCTCCCAAGGACTCATCTTTGACTAATGAACCGGCTTGGCGTAAGACCTGATTCATTTCAGGAGTTGGATCAAATAACTTTCTAGTCATTTCAGTTTTTCTCCTTATACGATGTTAATTTCTACTTTAGCATATCCATCAGCATCTGTCTTAGACAGGAAGCGTCCGATTTGCGTAGTATTAGCGCCACCGCCAGTAGTGGTGATTTTAGCATCATTATCAAAATAAGCCTTTGCACCAGCTGCTGGGGTACCAGCTACGTTATCAGTTACAACAGTACCTCGACGAAGGATAAGAACTTTACTGCCCTTTTGTACTTCATCTTTGGCAAAATTAATGTGTTGACGTGTTAGATCAAGATCTACAACGTCATTTAATAGCAATCCAGCGGGCGAATCTCCAGAGCCAGTGGCTACAATAACCAAGGCTGCTGAATCATCCATTGCTGCTCCAGAACCTTCGGAACTAGTACTGTGGGTAACAATTTGCCCACGAGTAGCAGTTTCGTTCATGAAGAAACTAAGGTCTGTGAGATGCTCGACTCTATCAGGTTTAAGTGCCATTTAGAAATCTCCTTTACTCATTATTAAAAACATAGGAATCAACCCAATCACGAAGACTAGCACGAGTCTGTTCTGCTTCATCTACTTCTTCTTCTTCGGAAGCAACTGACAAGTCAGCTTCTTCTTCAACGGAAGCAGTTTCGAGAACTTCTTCTGCTAATTCTTCTGCTTCAGCCTCAGCTTCTTCAGATGCTTCAGCGTCAGCTGGATCACCTTCTTCTTCGGCTTCGTCATCGCCTTCTGCTGCTTCAGTTTCGTCAACTTCATCAACTTCTGGTTTGACGCTGGCAATTGTAGCTACAACTTCACTAAATTGCTCATCTGTAAGAGATGCAAAAGTTTCAAGCTTGGCTTCAACCTGATCTTCAGCAATACCTGCTTCGATTAAGGCGGCGGCTCTCGCGTTTCGCTTTTCCTTCTCTTCCATTTCTGCGATTGCGGCTTCTGCTGCATCTTTAGCTTCGGTTAACTCAGCAATTGTAGCTTCGAGAGCTTCAATTTTTTCTGCGTCTTCTTTAGCCAATTCTTTAGCTTGTGCCACGGCTTCGCTCAAAGATTCAACCGTCTGATTTAATTCAGCGGCTTCAGCTTCAAGCTTTTCAACGTTAGCCTTAGAAACTTTTTCAGACAACTCTTTAACTTCAGCTTGTGAAGTTGCAAGAGCTTCTTTAAGTTCTTTGACTTGCTCGTTTAAGAAATCGCTTGTCATAAGAATCTCCTCTTCGGAACCTGCGTTAGAAAGAATATTTTGTTCTACTCTAACTGATACACCATTATTTTTAGAAAACAGGTTTTTTGCTACTGAAGCACCGGCAAAATCAAAAATCTCATCATTATCAAAGATGACACTTTCTGGATTAGCTGGCTTTTCAACAAAACCCTTTCCTGAAAACGTTATGTTTCTCAACATCCTGCCTACTTTATGATCTTGATATTCTCCTGTTCCGCCATATGATCTCAAATGTTTTGTGAGAAACGCAGTTTCTTCGTTTCTAGCAACAATATGTTTGTTACCATCTGGAGCTTGAACAGCATAATCAAAACCTCTGAATATGCATTCCATCGAGACGAACATTTCACCATGTTCGATTTTTCTTATTAATTCTTCTGCCCTTGCTTTGTATTCAGGATCTTGCCACTGTCTATAGATAACAGAAGAAACCAGTATATGCATTTTGTTTGGAAGGTCTTCCATTGCAGAGCTTTCGTCGATAAGATTGAACTCATCATCTACAGGCCAGCTTGAAATTATACTTCCAATAATTTTCTTTTCATCGTGCTCTAGATTTGCAGGTTTATACTGCGGAGTTTTTCTAGCAGCCCATACTTCATCATTCCCAAAGACATCATCATTTCTATTCCAAGAAGATGTAACTAGGATTGAGTATGTATGGTATACATCATCATCTTCTGTTCCGGCTATAGAAAGGAACTCAGAAGCATTTGATTTAAAGGAATCAAGTACTGATGATTTAATTTTATCTGTTGGATATAGTGGCGACGCGTAAGCTATAGAGGCGTTACTAGTTATTTGCTCCTCTAGGCCGGCGTCTTTTTCTAATTGGTATATAATTATATTGCTCATTGATCACCTCTCTATTAAATTACACCAATAGCCCATTTTTCTCTACGAAATAGGTATAATAAGAAGCACGTATGCTTCTAATCTCGTCGATGCTTAGGCGTTCATCAGAATCTTCAGATGCTTGAGAAATCCACTGTTCACATTCATTATGTATTCCCTTCTGTTTTAGTCCAGACTTTATAGCCTTAGCTATTGACATCTGATCTACCTTGGAATTCGGTTCTAGTGAGCACAGTATCTCGAATTTGATCTTCTCTGCTTCTTGTGTCTGCTCTGAGCTTAGGCTTCTCATGTTCTTTTTATCGAATCTTCCAAGAATGATAGGATTGACAGTTCTTGATATCTTGGCTTGAGCTTTCTTAGCCCATAACTCAGTAGTTGCCTTGATAGCTGGTTTGAATGTTCTTCTTTCTCTTGGCATCTCATCAGTAGAGTTTTTAGGTCTTCCGGGCTCTCCGGGAGATGTATTGTCCTCTATCTTTGGCTCTGTAGGTTTCGGTTTTGACCTCATTTCCAGACCAGTCTTTTCATCAGGACTCTTCGGATCAAGCTTAAGTCCTACTTGAGAAGGAGAAGCCACTCCTGTTTGTAAAGCAATCTTCTCTAATGAGAAATCTTTATCTACAGCATGATATGGGCTTACCTTTTCTTGCATCTTACCTTTATCTCTTTTCTTTGTCTCGTTAGCAATTCTCTTTTCTTCGATTCCCGGCTTAGCCTTGATCTGGCGCTGGACAAATTCATCACTAATGATATTTCTATCTGCAAGATTAATCATAAGCTGCATCATGGAAGTTGGGTCATCTAACTGCATGAAGTCAAACTCGACTTGTGCTGGCTGTCTGAAACCCATTGACTTCTGTATTGCTTTTACTTGGTAATTCCAAAATTCAATAAGGATGGATCTTACATAATTAAGTCTCTCGGTTAGAGTTTTAAGAGATATAAAATTATTAGTAGTTCCATTAGCTCCAAATGTTCCAGTTAGTGTTGGAGGTATCCCAAGGCATGAGTAAATAGACATCAGTGTAGGTCTGTACTTTTCTTCTCCTAAGAATCTTTGAACATCTGTTCCAGTCTCAATTAACTCAATATCAGGACCCCAAACAATGTCCATTGTTCCTCCACCCGTGTTTGCCCCTAGTATGCTACCAAGAGCAGATGCTGCAGTAGGTGTTGGTGCAAGCTTGTGATCTAAGCTACCAAGCTTCCAAACTCTAATCTTGTTAACAGCACCATCTAAAGCTGCCTTATCAGCTAACTTAAGTTTTTCGTATAAAATAAGGTCGTCGAAGCAGGCATATGTCATTGGATCTGCCCAAGTCTGCCAATCGTCTTTCTTGTAGAAGTATGTGAATGTTTTTTCGGGAGGAAGCAATATTCCTTTGCCCGCATTACCACTTTCTAACAACTCTTTAGGAATGCTCTTTAGCATTTCCTTCTCTTCGCGACCTCCAGTATTTTTTATTTTGTTTAGATCTCTCTTTAGGTCTTTTGGTATATCCATTCTATAAAGATATTCCCCAGACATAGTTGCTAGAGGTCCACCAACAACATTTAATAACAATGGATCTAAGAATACATACTGCCAAGGAAGCTCACCCTTCCTGAATAGATTCTCTGTAAGATCAGCCTTCATGTCTATTTCTGCTACAGCCTTCTGCATTTCAAGACGCTTGCTTTTATTAAGCTTGGCTGTCTTCATTCTTAGAACGACATTGGCTTCCCTGAAAAGGAGATTGCAGAACCTTTCTGAAACGAAGGAACCTTTAACTCTAGAAAACCAGTCGTTATAGAATCTTTCTATTCTAGGATTAGGGTGAACTAATCTAACTCCTTGGCATGCAAAGTCGCCCATTAAATCAATTGAATTCCTTATAAGGCCTATTTGCCTATAAGATTTTCGAGCAAAGGAGATAATCTCTTTTGACTTAGTGGGGACTTTTTCGCTAGAACGGAAGTAGTCGTAATCACTTTTTTGTAATCCCGGACGACCACTCTGATATGTTGTTATGTTATCATACGAGGTTCTGCTAGCAGATGCAAACTCAGTTATAGAGCTTGTATAGTTGCTAAGGGCAGCAGACCTTCCTTCTTCGTCTTCCCAAGATGCATAGGCTTCTCCATTCTGAAGAGCATATTCTAAATCTTTTTGCTTGCTGCGCGGATATTTCTTATCTACCATTATAAACCTCAATAAGTATTAGCTGGATAACAATGCCTATTGTATTCTACACCAATACTAATTATTTTTCTTTACTACGAAAAAACTGTCAGAGGACAGATTTTGCGCCCATTCTGGGCCTTTATACATAGATCCTCCCGCATTAGGGGCTT